TAAATTCACACAATTAAAAGCAGATCTTACTGAAGCAGTTGCATTGTTAGAGCAAAGACAATCACTACTTGAAGAATTAGATAGAGGTATTATGAATACTGCGGCAGCAGTAAATGTTGATGCAAGTTCAAGCAGTGTGAATAATACACAACATACAAGTCGACCAATAATTCCTATTGACACGTTGACAAATCTAGCACTGGCCGCAAGACAAGCATAAAAAAAGGGCGCCGAAGCGCCCTCTAAGGATAGACTAAGGATTTAGATTATGCGTAAACGCCATCAATTGCAGCCATTCCAGCAGCAATGATTTCTTTTGAAGGTTTACCAATTCTGTAAGAAGTTCCATTCTTTACAGATTTGTTTGCATAGACGCAGTGACCGTCTTCTCTTAGTTTTTCAACTACAGCTCTTGGACGCTGAAGATTGAAAGTAGTTCTTGCTTGAGCCCAAGTAATGGTCTCGCCTCTTAATAATGCATTAAGAAACTTTGTAGAATTAGCAAGTTTTTTTCTTCCCATGATATTACTCCTTTTAGTAAATAGGTTTTTTAAAGATTGTATCATTATACTTTCCTTTGTTTTTGTTATTGATATTAATATAACACAAAACTAAGGGTATTGTCAACACCCTTTTTACAGGGTGCGACAATATTGACCAGATTAAGAGTTTGCCAACTTTTCAAAATATGACATAGTATCATCTTCTTCATCCACACTGTCAGCAGACGAATCAGTATTCGTATCTGTCGCTTGTGTGGTTGAAGCAGTCGATGCAGTTGGTTTAGTTTCCTTTACCTCTGCGATACCATCTGCCACATTTCCGATTGACACTGTGCCAGATAGCACAACATCTAATCGTGTTTTTAACTCATCATATGATTTGAAGTTAGATTGACTTGTGAATTCAGATAAAGCAAATGCCTTTGAACACACTTCTTCAACTTTAGTTTCATCATCAAATAATTTTGAAGGTGCTTCGAACTCTGACTTATCATAGTTCCAATAACCATCTACTTTACGAATCTTTAATTTAAAGTTCGCACCTGAAAATGGATCAAATGGATTGATAGGTGATTCATCCTCAAACTCTGGTTGCATTGCAGCCAAAAGTTTGTCATAAATTTTCTTACCGTATTTAAATAAGAAAACTTTACCTTCGTTCTCTGGGTGTTTTGGATCACTTACTACGTAAATATTTGAGTAATATGATAATTTTCTCTTTTGTTTACGAGCAATCTCCTTATCAGATTCAATACCTGTATTCCAAAGTTTTGAATTATATTCTGATACTGGGTCTTTGCCTCCAATAGAGGTAAGTGAGTTCTCAATATACCACTGTCCTGTAGGACCTTGGAATGCATGAGTATAAACCTTCGCCCAAGGCAAGTCCTCACCATGCACTGCAGGTAAGAATCTTAAAACGGCATATCCGTTACCAGACTTATCCAACTCTGGTTTCCATAACCTTTCATCAGTGTATGATTTTTTTTCTTGAGGTTGGTTTTCTTCCTTGACAGCACCGAGTAGTTTGTCAAGAGAATTATTTTTACGTATGTTATCTAATGTCATCGTATGTCTCCTATGTTATCGTATGTTAATAGTTCTACGTTTTTACAGTCCATAATTTTAGAATTATTAATATATCTAAAATCATTTCCTACCCATTTAAACTTGACTTTGTTAAATTCATTGAAAGTCATGAATAATTGGGAACGCCAATTGACAGCATTAAAACCTTTTGCCGTTTCGGGTAAATAGTTTTTACTGCCTTTGTATATATTATTTATGTGATCATCATATGTAGATAGATCAAACCCAAACATATATACCTCTTCTGCACCATTTTGACAAGCAAGATGAACTGCTGTAGATCCAGCCGACCAATCTTTAGGATCACTTATTGATTCTATTTTATCGACTTGTGGATTGTCATAAATGATATGCAAACCTAAATCTTTTTTCATTTTTAATTGTAAATCTTTTTTATCTAAATGTGGAAACTCGTCTTTAATTTCGTTAACTTTTTGTTCTACCACTACTGGGTGTGAACCATTTATTATGCATGTGCCGTAGTCAAATCCATATTTAAATATTTGATTATCTTCAAAATCTTTAGTAAATGTTTCTATCATGAAAGGTTCACTTGGTATAGGATTCCAATCAGAAAACCAACATTTATGATTTTTAGGATAATCATTATCATAGACTTCGCCTTGCATTGCGTAATCTACAACAACTAAATTATCTACAGCGGTGTCTCTATAGATTGCATTACAACCCCAAGACACACCTCCATAGTTTTTTACAGAAAAACCCTTACGACTTTCACCGTTTCCATATACAAAATGTCTATTGGACTGCACGTTTCTCAAACTTTTTTGTAAATGGTTTCTTAAAGGGTTTGTTTGTAATCTTAGCAATCTTTTGACCAAGATCACTTAACTGTCTTTGCAACATTGCACAATCAAATTCTAATTCTCTGATTGTTTCTTGTTGATTGATGATAGTCTGTTTTGCAACTTCTAACTCATCAACTCCAGCCTTTTCAAATGCTTGTTTGAAATCAGACATGATTTATTCCTTTATTAGATTAATTAGCTTTACTTTACATTTATTTTTGTCTATTGTCAAGAACTTTTTATACTTATTCATAAGTTTTTTTACATCTTTCCATATCATATCATCATCATTCCATTTTTTCTGAAAGTGTGTCAATTCGTCTAATATGATCATTGTTTCCATAGACAATCTTTTTCCAAGATACTCTCTTAATAGTAAGGGGTGAGTATCGCCCCACTCAAATAATTCTTCAAATCTCTCTGCATATGGTGTTAGTTCACTTACAAAATTATATGATAATGATTGTGTTTTACGTTTCCATTCTTTATAAACTTCATCATCAAACTTTCCTACCCAACCACCTTTACAAGCCACATAGTTTGATACTAGATATGACTCTATTTCTTCTTTTGATTTGTACTTTCTAGATAACCGTGCAAAAAAGAATCTATCTTTTCTTTTGTAAAAACTATCTCTTTTTGTTTTTGTTTTACCGCCAAATTTATGATAGTCATAATTATCTCTACTAAAATGTGCCTTAATAGCACAGTACATTAAAAATACGTCTGCCGCATCCATTAAAGAGGCAACTTGCCAACTCCTACATCATCGTTAAGTAGTTTAAGTTCTCGAGCATTTGCCTCAATTTTATCTTTCAAAGCTTTCGTGATTAGTTTACTAACACTCTCAACTTCAACTTGATTTTTATCACAATAATATAATACTGCGTCTAGATGTGTTAGTCTCTTCTCAGATGCTAATTTTTCTATCTCTAATGAAAAAATTTTTGGTGTCTTTTTGAATATATCCATTAATTATTTTTTAGTTTTTTTCTTTTTAAGTGCTTTTACTTCATCTTCTAGTTTACTTATATGATTAACTAATATAGCAAAAAGTAAAACAAAACCACACAATGAAAAGAAAACAATTGTCATTCCGTCCATGATATACTCCTTATAAGGGATTGACCGTGATCCCTATCGTGTGTATTACGGCACAACCCGTGAACAGTCGGTGTTTCTGTTGCCAGGTACACCGATCAAACCCCGACTACCTAATTAGGCAGCCATTGCATACTCATATTGGTCTGCATTTAAAAATGAAATCTCAGTTAGGATACTTACTATAAGTCAACCCTATTTCACCCCCTCAGTCGAGGTTTATCTTGGTGGAGGTGGTGGGTACTGCCCCCACGTCCTCTATAGCGTTTTACAAAACGTCAACGACTTCAGTATATTTATATCACATTTTATTTAAGTTGTCAACTCTTTCTTATGATATAATCATCAATCACTAATATATCAAGATTAGTATTTTTAAAAGTATTGATTGCATCCTCAGGTGTTTCAACAATCGGTTCTTGACAATTAAAACTTGTGTTAAGAAGCATAGGTATACCTGTGATTACATGAAACCATTGAATAAGTTCATAAAATCTTGGATTGTCTTTTGAATCTACAGTTTGTATTCTTGATGTATTGTCAACGTGTGTAACACCTGGTATTTTATCTGATTTAACTTTCACAATTCGTGACATGTATGGCGATGATTGATTTGTATCAAAGTAATCTTTATAGTGTTCAATCATAACTGATGGTGCAAATGGTCTAAAGTCCTCTCTTTTTTTTATAGTCAGATTAATTATATTTTTTATATGTGGGTTTCTAGGATCTGCCAA